TTCTGATCGTATGAAGTTAATTATCTTCCTTAGTCTTGGCTCGCTGAATAGCTTAATGCCGTACCTATCTTTATTTTCGTTTATTGCGTTTACAATATCCGCAGCCTTGATAGGATTGTCTTTGGTCTTTGTACTTAAGCCCTTGATAATTATAGGCACAAGTTTCTTTTCGTCCTCTGTTAATTCCTTTGTGATTTCCTCAAAGTTAGTTATCATAGTATAAGTTTTAAGAAACGTCTCCCATTGCTAAATTAATCATTTTTAATTGAATCCTTAAATCTTTGTTCTCTTTTTCTTTGATGCCTAATTCCTTTTCAATCTTTGCAATCCTTTCTATAAGCAACTCATTTTCAAGGCGTAGTATATATTCCTGCCCCATTAGATAGTTATTCTTTGTCATAATTATTTATTTTAGATTGTTCTAATAAGCGATCGGTTTCCCTATCTTGTTCTAATTCCTCTTGTGGTGTTACCTCCTCCTCCTCATCTTCCCAATCGCAATGTTCTAAACAATCAGGACAGATCCCTATTTCTGGCATTGTGGTATGTGCTCCGCAGCAAGTTGAATAAGACATATTATAAGTTTTCAATTAAAGCAGTTAGTAATAAAGCTGCGCCCATTATATACCAGAACCATTTTCCACTTAGGCTTTCAGCTTTGTATTTCTCGTTTCTTTTTTCTTGTAAGGTTTTTAATTTGTTCATAGTGTTTGTTTTGGTTTAGGATTCAAATATACACCTTTTATACATATTTTATACATCTTATAAATATTTATATAAAAATATGATAAGCGGTAAATATAAAGGATAAGCGGTAATTAAGCAAAGGCGTATCGCCCTGATCCCCTTTTATAGTTAAAGTTCTGCCAGGCTAAAGCCAATGCCATAACGCAATCATCGTGGAATCCCGAAGGCGCAGAATATCTTACGCCATTAGCCGTAAATTGATATTCAAATATATCCAACTCGTCTACAATCACTCCCTCTGGATAGCTTATCTTGCCCTGTTGTATTGCCTGTGCTAATCCCTCCATTAATTGTTGCTTTGATTGACTTGTAAACTTTAAGCCTTCTATGTTTATTCCTTCCCTTTTTAAGTCCTCAAGGATAGGATCACCAACACCTGTGCTATCCGCTAATATAGGCGCAGCAGGGAGCCTTCTAATTGTTTCCTTAGTGTTATGCCAATCCATTTGGAAGCGGTCAAAATAAGCCACGTTACCCCCATTGTCAAGCCCTATGATAACTGTGAAGTCAACTGACTTAGCAAGGTCAATCCCATAAGCTATGATCTGCTGATTTGATATTGGACGTATGCAGTTTTTTATATATGCGTTTCCAAATGGGTTTGCGCTATTTTCCGAAGGGTTTGCAAGGTATTCTTGTTCAAATACAACCTCTGGCAACTGCAGTTTAGCTTCGTCTATTTCCCTTGTATTGATATATGGATTGTCATAGGTGCTGAATTTAAAAGACTGCCAATCAGCCTCACCTTGTTTCATAAACATTGAGTAAAAAAAGTTCTTGCCTCTGGGTGTGGATAGGAATACCGCCTTACCTTGATAATCGGTTAACGTTGGGCGTATGCTATTCTGCCACCCTGATTCTAAGTCAGGGATAAAAGCTGCCTCGTCTATGATAACTAAATGAAACTTGCGACCTCTTAAATTATCTAATCGTTCCCCTGTATAAAATTCAATTGATCCGTTATTAGGGCAGTATATCTTTAAGTTACTGATATTGTTTTTAAACGGAAGTACAGCCGTAAGCCTTTCAAAGAATGCCTTTGCCAATTTATAGGTAGGCGTAATGTATGCAACCTGTCCGCCCTTGATTGCTTCGCTGATTGATAGTATCTGTGATAGTTCTGATTTACCGAAACGCCTTCCGCACATAACCACAATAAAACGCCTGTCGCATTCTAATATTTTCTTTTGGTTTATATGTGGACTTGGTAATTCTATGCGCACTATAAAATAGTTTTGCCTTCAACAAATACAACCTCAATCCTGGTATCTTGCTGAATATCCATTTGTTCTTTAGGCTTGCCATATACTCTGGTTAGTAATGTATCTAAGGAATACAAGCTGCCTTTTTCTAAAGACTTACGCATAGCTGCGGCAATAGTCTTTTCTAATATCGTAGCCTTTGGATTATCCCAAACCTTTTTTAACTCGTCCATATCCATTGACATCATTACTTGGATCGTATCGTTTATTTCACTTAGTTTGTATCCTTGCTCTTTGAGTAGGCTAACGTATTTACGCGGTCGCCCGTTTGGGTTACCTGATTCGCCTTTTTTAAATTGATGTTCAATAATATCTTGACTTGCCATTGTGCTGTTTTTATGCTGTTTTAAACCATTGTAACCAAATTTGATGCGCAATTTGTGCTGTCATTATTGGCGGAACTGACATACCTATAAGGTACTTAGGTTTTATTGTTTTAAAATTATAATCTAAAGGATAACTTCCGCCTAATATTATTTCTTCATCTGATAATAAAAAAGGCTTTTTATCATGTATTATTGGGCTTGAATCAGATGCTATTATAGTATATAAAGATTCATTATCTTTTATTATTTTACTACCAAAATAATTTCTTTTACCTGTTAATCTAATACAAGAATTTTCTAAATCTTTTTCATTATCTTTTTTATTATTCCATAATAATAATGCTTTACCAGTTAAAGGTTTACCATTAGATAAACTTTTTATTTCTTTAAATAATATAGGTAATTCATTAAAGTTTAATTTTAAAGGCTTAAAATTTAATTCTTTTTTATGCCCTATAAAAAATACCCTTTCCCTTCTTTGTGGAACTCCCATTGATGCAGCATTTAATAAAAATAACTGCACCTTATACCCTGCTTGTTCCATTGTTTGAATAATTTTTTTAGAATAAGCCTTCGCGTTTCCTGAAATAATACCCTTTACATTTTCTAATAAAAATACCTTTGGTTGTAATTTTATAATAGTATTACAATATATAAATACAAGATCATCTAAAGTTTGAAATGCTTGACCTTCTTTAAATTGTTTTTCTTTACCCCAAGCCTCTTCCCTACTTCCAGCCATTGAAAAACTTGAACAAGGAGGACTACCATCTAACAAATCCAAATTATATAATTCATCAGGCAAATCAATAAGTTTATTAAATTCCCTAATATCCTGGTTATAAAGATATTTTGGATTATGGTTTGTTTTGTAAATATCTGCAACTTGTGGATCTATTTCAACTCCGCCCAAATGAGTATATCCTGCTAACTTATACCCCATTGTTGAACCGCCACCACAAATAAAAGTTCCAAATATTTTTAATCCGTTAGGTTCTATTCCTTTTGCAGGATAACCATCTGTTAAATTCCATTTGTAAGGGAATTTATGATCATTATATTCGTATTTAATCATTTCCTAAAAGTTTCCAAATAGCTTGTTCTGGAGTGCTTGCTATTTTAAGTAATTGTTCTTTTACTAAATAATATTCATCTTCTGTATACTTTAAAGTTATACTCATTGAATCATTTACATCATCAAGACTTAATTCTTTATTTTGATCTGCAAATCCTTCAATGTTAAAATTGGGTATATCTAAACCCCATTCGCTTAATTCTTTTGCATCCCAATTGTTAGCCAGGTCATCCCAATCCCATTCGCCATATCCTACGTTATCCTTTACAATAAATTCTTTTTGCTGCTGTTCGTTCCAATCAACTATTTCAACTGCGACCTCTTTATGCCCTGCTTCTTTAATTGCCTTTAGGCGCATATTGCCGCCAAGTACAATCATATCCTTATTGACTACAATAGGTCTTACGTTTAACATATCAGGAAAATCTTGTATTGACTTTACTAATTTTTTAAACTTTTCGTCTTTAATTAAACGGGGATTGTTAGGATTAGCAATTACTTCCGTAATCTTGACTTTTTTTATCATAGGTTTTTTATTTATCTGCCCTGACCTCTATATGCTTTAGGTCTTTGGCTATGTTTGTTATAGGATTTCTTAGCGTGTCCGCGTTTCCTTTTACCAAAATTAACCTTTTTTGAATCACTTTTAACCTTTGCCATCTATTTTTTTATTGTGTATGTCTTTTAAATAATCATAGTGCGTCTTTGTATCCCCCATTATAACGTGGCATTGCCTACATAATGCCTGTAAGTTTTCAATCGTATCTGCCTTATTAGATCCCCCCATTCCCCTTGCGTCAATATGATGAATGTCAACTGCCTTAGATCCGCAAACCTCGCAAGGTATAAAGTCCTCTATTCCATAACCGAAATAATTCAGGTATATTTTAACGTGCTTTTTCATTATCAATTTGTTCAAGTTTCCTTTGCGCCCAAGCAACGCCCTCGTCGCCACCCCAAGCTAACCACATTAAAGCACCGCAATCATTTTTAGGATCGCCTTTGCTATTCTCTCTGTGCCTTTCAAAACTTGCCATTCTTGCTATTGTATCTCTTGTAATATTTTCGCCTTTAGCTAATTGATTAGCACGCGCCCAACCAACAGGCGTTCCACATTTGCGATCGTATTGATCCCTTATATTTATTGCTCTTTGCGCGTTTACTCTTGCGGCTTGTGGATAATCTTTGTAACTATCCACCATTGATACACGAATTGCAGCCCATACGCTTTGCGCCTTTTCCTCTGTATCGTATATGCAAGCACCTGATCCAATTCTATATTTTCCGTTTGAGCATTTAATTACTGGCATTTCCTATCAATTTACTATAAATAGCAAACCTGTGCTTATTTACTTCGTGCAAGTTGAAGTTCTTATTGCAATACTCATAAAGGTCATTGCCGTACTGCTTCCTCGCCGCTTGATCGTGGGTTAATAGTTTAATCCAATAATACCAATCCTTTTGGCTATTGACGTGGCAAGCAGGATAAAAGCCCTTATAAGGATGTACGTTGCTGACAATAGCAGGGTTTTTCTTTGATGCCGTTTCTAATACCTTTAAATTGGACTTCATTGAATTAAACTTAGAATCCACCAAAGGGATTAGGCTTATGTCAGAATCACAATAAGCCGCCATATATTCGGTTACCTGGTTATAGTTATAAATCGTAGGCTTTAGCTTTAAGCCATTTGTAAAGGCGCAAATCATATTATCCCAAATATGTTTTTCCCCTTCATTGTATCCTGCTATGATTGTCCTTACAGGAAAATTAATTCGTTTCATTGGATTGCGTAGTATTTCCAAATCCCTTCCGTGCGTTCCTGATCCTGACCAAAATAGCCTTACAAGATTAGAAGGCTTTTTTTCTAATACAAATTGCTCCTCGCCGTATGGAATGGCATTAGGCAATATTTCTATATTTGTATTATGCTTGTATATTTCCTCTGCTAACCTTTCGTGCGTGCAAGTACAAAGGTCTGCTATCAATAACCAACTTATAATCTGTTCTGGTATCTGATTTGTAATATAGTGCTGATAAAGTATATGCGAAGGTTCAAGATGCCAATAATCGTCATTATCAACTATTAATTTAAAGCCATACTTTTTGCGCCATTCAATCATTTGCTCTGGCGTTATATTAGCAAGCATTCTATTCATAACTACAATATCAAACTTACCCTCAAATGTTTCCTCGCTTAACGTATCCGTAATCAAGCAATAATCTTTTTTCATATTAACCAATGGCATCATTATCCTATGATACCCAACTCCGCTTTGCTTACTCGTTATTGCTAAAATTCGCATCTAAGTTTTTTTTCTGTATGATATATAGGTTGATATTTTTCCCAAACCGCCTGCGCCCTTTGTAGGCTTGCATCCTTCATAGCCCTGTAATCTGTTCCATTGCCAACGTCGTGTCCGATATGATCGCTTCTTAAATCAGGAATATAGTAATTAGTAAAACCCGCAATTATAGCCCTTTCTGCATAATCCCTATCCTGCATTCCGTATGGATCGTATTCAGTATTGTATCCGCCAATAGTGTCAATCAGTTCCCTTGTTATAAAATTATTGCCAAAAGGAACGTGGGTTTTATGAATCCCATCAACTAATGGTGGCAATTCCTCAACGCAATGTATTCCAATAATGCCTGTTTTTGACACACGTTGCGCAAACATAACCCAATTTTTAAGCCAATTGGTAGGTAGTAAAATATCATTTGCTAATAAGCATACCCCGTCATACCCCCTTGTCATTTTAAGACCTGCATTAACTCCCGCGCCTATCCCTCTTTTAGTTTTAGATAAATCATAACCTGTAAATGGATATTTAAAATTTACTTGATCGCTTCCATTGTCTACTAAAAAACAATCAGCATCATATCCAGAATTAAAAAAGTTCTGATCAATTACGCGCTTTGTTAAATCGTTTCTATTTAGGGTTAATAAGATTACGGCTATATTCATTTGTTCCTATTTTTCTTGCAGGCACGCCCGCGTATTTACTAAATTCCTCTGTTGATCCTTTTATAAAAGCACTTGCGCCAATCATACAACCTATTTCAATAGTTGTAAATTGGTGCAATACTGCGTTTAATCCAATGTTTGAATATTCTTTTATAATTGAATGTCCGCCAATCTTTGCGCCGCAACTTATTGTTACATTATCCAACAAAATACAATCATGTCCGATATGCGCGTGTTTCATTATAAAGCAATTATCCCCTATATATGTTATTTGTTCTGTACCCGCATCAATGGTTACTAATCCTGTAATAATATTATTATTGCCAATCAATACTTTGCCTAATTCTTTATTCCAATATTTTTTATGTTCTGCCTGATCGCCTATAATACAATAAGCACCAATGTAATTGTTATCCCCTAAGATAACGTTATCGCCTATGATGGCGGTTGGGTGTATAAAATTTGCCATATTATTGTTTTTCAAACCATTGATATAATCGCATTACCATTTCAAACTTACAAGCACCGCACCATACTGATACGATAAAATTAGGATCTAAATATGTTCTGTAAATATGTTCATACATTTTTAAATCATCTAATTCAAGATTTCTAATATATCCATTCTTAGCGCACTCATAGTTATTTATATTAGCCGTAAGCCATTCCCTATGCTCTTGTTTTATTTCCATAAAGACCACATTAATTTAGTTATTATTGGTGCTAAGAATCCCGCTATAAACATTGTACTTGTAATATTCTGTATTAATTCAGGCAGGAAATAGTGTATTGGCGCAAGCCACGCAGCCAAGCAACTTCCACAATTAAAGGGCTTGAAATTAATTCCCCATTTATGTTGTAGGTTATGAATCTCAATAAAAAATAATGATGCACAGATAGCAGTTATAATTGATAAAATCATTTTCTAATATTTGTTTTCATTTGTTTTTTGGTTTTATTTATCGTCCGTATGATTGACATATAGGGTATGCCTGTTTTACGGCTTAATTCTTTAGCGTTCTTTTTAAAGTCAATAGCATATA